GCTTCAGTAGTAACTTTTTCGGCGATACTTTGAATTTTACCTTGACCATTAAAAGTTACTCGACCAACTCCTTTTGGTGTAAGGTTCATATCAATGTTAGAGTCACCACCAGTAGCTGCAAATTCAGGTGGATTACCTGTTGACTGGTTAGTTATTTGGAATTCGTTAACTGCTGATCCAGTAGTTACAAATTGAAGTTGCTCATTTGAGTTTTCGTCAAGAATACCATGAGCTGTATCAATGATAATGTTTTGACTGTTTGTATCTAGATCTGCTGAAAGTTGTGGTGAATAGTCAGAAGACAAATCTGTAAAGGCTGTATCAATGACGTTAGTGCCGTCAGAGTAAACCATTTTAGTACCTTTATCAGCTGCTGCCCAAGTCACTCCTGTACCAGAAGATGTTTTGAAAGTCACTGTAAAAGCGCCAGTAGTTGCGTTGTCTACTATAAAAGTTTTTTCAATTGAATCAGGAATAGTTACGTTAACTGCTCCTCCGATTGTTCCTGTTAATTTTAAAACTTGGTTTTTACCGTTTGATAAAGTTCCGTTTGCAAAAGATAATGTAGCTCCAGTTGTAATTGCAACTGATTGAAATCCACCGATTGCTTGTTCTAGAATTAAAAGGTTAGTGTTTGTAATCTGTCCCCAAGTTCCTGAATTTTCTCCAGTAGCTTGGACTGTAAGTTTTAAACTTGCTGATGTCGAGTTCGCCATAATTTTATTCTCCGTGCTTATACTTAATTTATTAAAATTTTTTTATAGTGTCAAACTATAATTATGCAGCGTTTGTATCGACTTCTTGCCATCCTGGAGGAGTCACTGGTGCTGTGCCAGTATTTACTTCATTCCAAATCAATACATTAGTAGCTGTTCCTAGCGCATTTGTCAACGCAAATCCAGTAGGAATTACTTTACCATCTCCTATTACTTCAGCAACATTATTTAAACTTGCTGTAATATTAAAGCCTGTTACATCAACTGGAGTAAGAGCTGTTAAAGTAGCAGTTCCCAATGCAGCGGTTAATGGGAAGATGTCGTCTGTGTCTGGTCTATACTGACCATTGCCCCATCTAGATTCGCCCCAAGTTCCATCACCCCAATTCATGTTAGCTAATGGAGCTATGTTTGCATCACCTTTAATTTCAAAATTAGATATTGAAGATAATGCTATAGCCCCTGCCATTCCTGTAGCTACAGCATCTGGAGCAGGGTCTGCACCAGAGAAATTTTCTAACATACTCATTACAAGAGTATTTGTTGATCCATTACCCCATGCACTAAAGCCCCATGTAGATTTGTAGCCCCAATAACCTATTGAAGCTGCACTTACGTCTGCGATAGTATTAGCGTCTCCAATTGCTGTTCCTTGTGACATTGTCATTGGGAAAGAATTTGGATTTATAATTTCAGGATCGTATCCCAATTGCATTGTTAATGGGAATCCTGTTGGTTCTGCTACAAAAGCTGCAAAAGCTTCTACTGTAGCAGGAGCAGACATAGTTAAAGGTATGCCTGTAAGAGTTAAATTAGAATCACCATCAAATGCTAGGCCTGCGCTTCCTTCAGCTGCAGACATTAATAAATTAGTATTGTTTACAAAAACACGTTCTGTAGATTCACCCCAGTTTTCTGCGCCCCAAGCATCTCTGCCCCAGCCGACTGTAATTTGAGCATCAATGTTTACTGAAGAGAGTGAAGCTGTTGCAGATAAGCTACTGGTTTGTAAAGTTCCTTGAATACCCCAACCATTAGCACCCCAAGCTTGTCTACCCCAACCGAGATTTATTTCGCCATCAACAGAAGCCGTACCAGTTGCGATGGTGCCCGCTACTCCTGTTGTCTGTAAAGTTCCTAAGATTCCCCAACCGTTGTCGCCCCATTGATCTCTACCCCAACCGAGATTTATTTCGGTAGTAATAGTTTCTTGACCTAAGTTTGCTGTGGCTAATAGATTAGTGTTACTTGGAATGACTAATGCATTACCAAGTTCACCCCATTCTTCATAACCCCAGGTTACTGAACCCCAACCGGCTGACATAGGAGCTTACCTCCTACGATTAACCAGAGATCCTTAGAATCGCTGCAGTTGATGTTGGTGCTGGAAACTGAATTGTGAAAGTTCCTGATGTAGCTGTCTTGTCCGCTCCAAAATCTAAAACACAAACTGACGCGTTAGTCGTATCAGAAGATGTGTTGTAAATTAAAGCTCCTCTAGCAGTTAGAGTTACTCCAGTAAAAGATCTGTCACCGAAGTCTACTCTTGCTACTCCAGCTGTCATTGAAACAGTTCCATTAACTAGTGCGCCACCACCAGAAGTGTATTGACCAGTGTTACCCACTTGACCAGTAGTAGTGAAAGATGTTGTAGCTGAATTTAGAGTTGCTGTGGAAATGTAAAGAGCTAGTTTAAACTTATCACCACCAGTTTGTTTGAAATTCATGTCAGCTTCTAAAAGCTGTTTTTTAAATGAATTACAAATTGCTTGTGTTATTGCCATAGTTTATCTCCTATTGTTTTCCTATTCGAGGAACACCGCTTTGGTATTCATCCCGTCTTCGTCTTCCCATTTGTTCAATTGAGAATCCTTTAACAGCCTCTTGATATTTTTTATCATATAACTGAAGCATGTCAATGGGTCCCTTTAAGAAACCATAAGCCTCTACCAGGCATGCATACAATAAGCCATTGGGAAATTTTTGACTTAGGTATGTAGTTGTATTTGTAGACGATAACCCCAGAGTTTTCAAGATATAATTTATTTGAATTGTGTAAGTCGCATCAGGAGTCGGGGCAAAAACTAAAGTGTTCTCATCCCAATAACTGTAGTATTTAGGGACTCCAGTTTCCCCTTTTGGATTATACTCCGACATAAAGTTAGTATCTCTATACTGCAGAAAATCTCGGTTATCAGCTGAAGCTGTCCCATCAGAATCTACTATTTGAGCAGATCTAACAATTAATAAATCATCAGGAGTGTCTATAAATCTTGTATTAAGAACTAAATTAGCTGTCGCATATTTTCTATTATTGTCAGAATCTACTTCTCTTAAAATTCTAAGTTCAGCATCTTCTATAAACCCATTTAAAATAGTATCTGTAAACACATTACTGGATACTTCAGTGTAATCTTTAATTTTTTGTTTTAATTCTGCGTATGTCATGCTCTATCATTTACAGGTCCAGCTAGACATTGGAACCCGCCTCCTGTTTGTGTGCTACTAGCAGCACTGATTAAATTAAAAGTGAAACTGTTATTTTGTGTAACAGTCGAAGGTTGACCCGCTTGTGGAACCACCGTTGGGACCATGGTCACGGAATAAGCTCCGTAGACTTTTGCTCCACTTGTGTGTGCACCTGCGGGTGTGTTTTTGGGAGTCTGCCCTCTGAAAGGCGCAGCTGTTCCTCTAACACAATTCGATAAAACGTTTGCTGCATTACCGTTGTAGTAAATAGTTTCAGTTTCATATAATCCTGATACAGCATTTATTTTTTCAATTGCAATATAACCTTGAGTAGGAAAAGCTGAAGAGTCTGTTAATGTAATGGATGTATCTGTAGCAGTGATATCTCCATTTAAAGTTGTGTCTAATTGTAAAGTAGAAATGGATACGCCACCTACTGGGGATTTAACATCATAAAATCTTACAAAGTCTCCAGTCTTATAATCACTAAATGGAAAACTAACTGACACTTGAGTAGATGCAGCTGTCATTGTAAATGGATTTTTTGGTAAAAAATCTGTAGTAGGAAATTCAGTTCTAGCTGGTCTTGGATGAGGTAAACCTTGTGGATCAGCTGTATATGGTTTTGGTTCTAATTGTGGTTGCTTTGGTTCATACTCAGAAGTGTGGACTCTTGCTCCGTTCCATTCTCTTACCATTTCACGATAAGGATATGCAAGTCCAGATCGATCTGAAATAAATAATGCGTATTTTCCTTTTGATAAATTTCCCATAACTATATACTCGGATAATATGTTTTAGGTGAAATGTAAACACTAGCCGAAGATCCATCTTCTTCTAGAGCTCTAGCCAATTCATCCTCATAAATTAATTTTAATTCTTGTATTCTTGGTTGAGCGTATTTCATAGAAAGATAATACGTTAGACCAGCTACCATACAAGGCACAAATCTGTAAGGGACATCAGTTGCATTTGTATATGCACCTGCGTCTTGAATTTTTTTCTCGTAATAAAAATTTATTACGTTTCCATTTTCTGAAGAACCTGGTGTTAAATATAAAGTTATTAAAACATGATCAATAAATCTTTGAACAAAATATTGTGAAGGTTGACCTGTAGAAGTTTTATTTGATAAAGCTTGAAATTGAGATCTGTTAATTTTTTCTAATGGAGCATCTACATTAGAAGAATTTCTGTACGACATTTCTAAAATTTCTGTCGCTTGATTTACAAAATTAGTAACAGCAGCCCCATTAGAGTGAGTGGCCGCAGTTGTTCCGTTAACACCTCTGGTAACTCCAGTAAGTTCTAAGTCACTAAAACCAGTATATGAAATATTTTCAGACCCTACGTTGATTGTTCCCGTGTCGGGCATACGAGTTTTAGAAGCAATAGTAATTCCAGTAGTTTGAGCTGTAGTGGTAATTGCAGCGGTTAAGGTAGTGGTAACTCCATTTGAATTACCGTCTCCTGTAGATCTAAAAATTCTATATTCATTTTGACCGTCTACTAACGTTATGTTAGTGTTTGCTACTTCCCAAAAATGTAATCCTCTATTGCCCCATTCTTGAAACATAATGTTTAAAGAACGTCTGGCAGTTTTTAGATTATAACCGCTCATGTCAAATTGACCAAGTCTGTTATAAGACTCTTCAATTATCTCATCAATCTTAAACGTTTTATCAAACGTTGCAGTGCCCGAAGTAACGTTGGCCATTTAGACTCCTACGAATTGTCGCCGCCACTATGAAACACAGTGATAGCAGTAATCTGTTCTGTAGTAAAACCTGAAACTACCGAAGTTTTAAACAAAATCGGTACAGGAAAGTTTATTGTCATATCGTGAATATGAGCACCTTTATTTAATTTTACTTTAGAAGTTGAACCATCACTAAGTTCTAAAACACCAGCTTGGTTTGGACCAGACACGTGCACACCGTACACTCTAGTTCTTCCCGTTTGGATAGTTTTAGTTTCCGTAGTGACGTTGGTTGCTACTCCATCTATAGCTGCATATGTCGTCATATTTTTCTCCTTAAAATTTATGTGGGCCCGAAGGCCCACACTCAATTATTTATTATACAGGTCTAGCTGAATCGTTCCAGTAGTCTTGTAAATACGTAGCTTCGATTCTTGCAGTACCAGCATCTGCTGAGTTAGTTACAACAATTGCATATAACTCGATGTCATTTGCTCCAACTTTCCATCTCTCAGTAGCTGATTGTAACATTCTCAATGGTCCAATTGCAGTAGCTGAAATGTTATGAGCTGCTGCGATGTCAGTAGCATTGTCTGCTCCATCACCTAAAGCTAAAGTTGATGTACTTGAATTATTCCAAAGCGTTTCAACAAAAATTGAAATTCCAATTATTTGTGAGTACGCAGGAATAATTAATCCAGTGGCTGTAGCTGTAGTGTCATTGTAGTTGATTAAAGTAGGTGCCATTTTTGACACTGCTGTGAAACCAACATTAGCTCTGTCTTTTCCAAGTGTAGTACCTGTAGTGTATTGAATCGTTCCCGATTTTATCGGTCCCGAAAAGGTTGTTCTTGCCATATTATCCTCCTAGTTTTACGAATACTGTCTCTAGGCCGTCGACTATACGCGTCAGTATTCTAAATAAATGTATAGTAATTTAGTTGTATACTAGATTTAAGTAGAGCGCAAGAGAGCCTGTGATGTGAATTGAATTTATTCAACGATGTAGCTTTTTAC